CGATCATGACATGGGTAACGAGCCACCCTTATGCACCAACGAAGATAGGTGGAAACGAGATAGCACATGGGCCATCGTCAAACACGGCGGTGTACGGTCAGTAAAAAATTGCGAAACTTTAGAGGAGGCACAAGAGCATCACAACAAAATGAAAACGAAGCAGGACTTTCAAATCATAGAACGTAAGGGAGAACCAGCGCGATGCGTTGGCAACTACTGTCAAGTGGCAGACTTTTGCGATCAGTTTAAACAGGAGAATCAAAGTGACTAGAGAAGAAAAAGCGAAACGAGATGAACTCATCGTTGAAGAGTTTCTCGACGGCGCAAGCCTCAAAGAGATTAGTGAGCGCCCGACAAATAAAATAGGTTATCAACAAGTCAGGCGGGTTATTATCGATAGGCTTGGTTACGACCAGTACAAAGGCGTGCTGCAAATGCGGCGAAATAAGCCAGAGATTTGGCAGCGCAATGGCAAGCAAGTTTTGTGGGTGGCTCCGCGCCCGACAGTGACTGATCAGCCAGAAGAAAAGCCAGCCATGTCTCCAGAGCTTGCGGAGCTTCTCACCCCAATTCCATACGTCGAGCGAGAAAGGCCTAAGACGTGGTGGCAGAAGTTGCTGGACTTACTGCCATGACAGACACATCAACAGTCTGGGAAACTCTTCAGTCAATTAACTGCAACGACCACACTGAAAAGAAAGGTAACATGACATACCTTTCATGGGCGTGGGCTTGGGGCATCGTTAAAGAAAACTTTCCCAACGCAAGCTTTGAGAAACACTGGTTCACTCTGGGTGAGAATAACAATCAAGTGCCTTACGCTATGGATAAGCAGGGGTTTGCTTACGTCAAGGTCACCGTAAAGGTGGGAGACCAGACCGTGACAGAGACTTACCCGATCACAGACTACAAGAACAATGCTGTGAAAACACCTGACTCATTTGCGGTGAACACAGCTTTGCAGCGTTGTCTTGTTAAGGCCTTGGCTTACTGCGGTCTGGGTCACTACATCTATGCAGGGGAGGATTTACCCATGACAGCTAATGATGAGTCACTATCAGATGATGATCTGTCTCTGGATGACGAGGTGCAGAATGATGATCCCTATGATCCAGAGAGCATGAAGGAACTCTATGCCATGCACTTTTCAAACATTGGTGCTGCTTCACAAGACGTTGTGAACGACATGGGCATCGATGATGCGAAGGCGGCAAAGAAAGATTTAATTAAGTTTTGGAATGATAACAAAGAAGGAAGAGAGGCGCTGAAAAAGAGAGGAGACAAAGCCTATCAAGACGCATTGGCGTGGATAGAAGACAACACTAAGTCAACCCAGACGTGGTTGAATGATCGTATTAAAACCTTGAAGGAGGATGTGTAATGGCGCAGTGGAAGATAGAAAACAAACCTAAGGAGAACAGTTGTAACCTTAGGCCAGTTAGGAATAAGAACAAGGACAGTCAGCCAGACTTCCGGGGTAACATGCATCTGTCCAAGGATGTGGTTAAGTTCTTGGTCGCTTGTGTGAAGGAGGGGAAGGAGCCGCTTCTCTCAATTCAAGCCTATGACAACGGGATCGTAGACAGATCAAAGGAGGGCCAGTACGGTCCTAACATGCGGCTGCTTGTCAATGAGTATGACGAGTCATACATGGATCAGTCCAATCAATCACCACCCCCGTCCAATCAAAAGGCTGAAGATGATTTTGATCTTGACGATGACATTCCATTTTAGAGGTGATCATGTCAGACAAAACAACTTTCAACTTTGTGGTCGAAGAAGATCAGTTAGAGAGATTGCGAAGACGATCTGGTCAAGAGGAAAGGAGTATTGGTTCTTTGATCAGAGAAGGTCTTGAATACATCTTGACCAACAGAACTTACGAGCATGGCATCAGAGACTGCTGCAAATGGATTCGATCAACGACAATCATTGATGGCAAAGACTTGCCTGATGGTCGCACGTTCAACGAGTTTGTTTGTGACGAGATGTCATCTGCTTTGAAGTCTGAAGATGACTAGTCATTATCAGGCATCTTTAGCTTCCACATAATATAAGGGGCACTGCATTTACCCTCATTGCAGATGCGACCAGAGATAGACTTAGCTGATGGGTCAAGGGGTTGACGGCCAACATAATGCCACTCAGCCCCTTGGCTCATTTCTTTATAAGCTTGTTTAAAAAATTCTTCGTTGTCACAGTAAAACATACTAGCGATAGAAATCATTCCAGAAAAAATTAAATCCATTACTTTACCTCAGGATGACTGCCGTTGTGCATCTTGAATAGTCGATCAATATCCTTATGCGCCTCGACAACACTGACCTTGATGCCCTCTAATTCTCTGTTCTGCTTTGCTAGATTGTCAGGACTAAGAATACTTTTTAACGTATTAATTTGATTCTGAACAATGCCTTGATTTGTCTCTAAAACATCAAGTCTTTTATCAATATCTCTCAATCTTTTTTCAACATCACCTAACGATTCAATAATCGCTTTGATCTGCATCTTACCGACAGCCGCTGCGCCAGCTACGCTAAAAAGAATGCCCCCTAACGTAATTAAAAATTTTATATCTACGGCACCATCCATTATTTGTTAGCCTTGAGGTATATCAATACCATTATCATGATGCCAACAAACGCACCGACTACAATAAATTTACCAAACTCAATAACAAGCTTTTGCCAGAAACCCTTGGCCTCAAGCTTTTCCCGCTCCCTTCTTTCGGCCTCTTCTTTCCTACGCTTCCTCTGTTTAATGACTGCTTCTTTCTGGGCCTCAAGGATTTCATCCCAAGTGTCTGCGCCAAACCTTTTGTTTATTTGAATTGATAGCCTACGAATGTCCTCTTCCTGCTGCTTTTCAGCCAGCTTTGCTGCTGTAATATTTGCAAGAGATGTTTCGTCGTTGTCTTCACCAAGGCGAAACTTAATTAATTTTTGCCACGCAGGTGTTGGCTTTTTATTTTGAGCTTCTTTGATACGCTTCTTGGCAGCGCCATGTGTTTTGAATAACGTGTCAATATGAGAAGCAATCGCGCTCACATCATCTGCTGATTCGAGGGCGCTTCTTACTCCGCTAATAGCTGATTTGACAGCGGCAAACCCGCCCGTCACAGCCGCCAATGTTACAGGGTCCATTAACTTACCCTCCTATTTGTAAACATTTACGCAGTCAATGACGAAGCCTTTTTCTGGTTTATACTCAAACGAAATTTTTCTTTTAGCTTCTTCTTCATTCTCTGCTTTGATATCAAAGTAATGTATATTTTCCCAAGCAGCTTCTGCTGGGTCCACATCATCGCCATTGCGTACCCGTTCTCGTATATACTTGTTATACACACCAACTTCATATGTCTTCATTTCATCTCTTCTTTCCGAGACACAGGCTTAGGTGCTACTGCTTGCTCGTAATAAACTATAAGTTTTTTTTGCTGTCCAATATACCTCTGTAATTCTGCCATATTTAAGGCAAGAGTTTCGTAGTCTCGTACACTGATTACATAAAACAAGAACTCACCGTTTTCTTTTTTATATGTCCTCTTAAAATCTTTGAAGTTCCTATCGGTTACCACATACCACTTAATGTTACTCAACTTTAAAGGGCGTGGTCTTTCTTGTGTAGGAATAACACGATCTACTTGGATTGTCTTTACCTCTATCTGCTTGAGCGGGTTCCACCCGCTACAACTACTTAGCAGGAGAAGAACTGGGCAAAGCAGTAAGACCTTCCAGTTGGTCAAAAAGTTTTTGTGTGCCATCGTTTATTTTCTTTTCCACTAGTTCAGGTTTCTTCTGACTAAGCCTTGTGAGGTTATGCTTACGCAATTTATCTATCAAGTTATTACGATAGGTCTCAGCTTTCTGCATGTCCTTGGTAAGCTTTTTATTTAGCTCCTTAAATTTTTTAGCGTCATCAGTCAGTGTCTTTATGGTCTCGTCTTGTACTTTCCTAGCAACCTCAAGCTTTGCGTTGTTCTCTGTCAAAACCTTAATGCGGTTTTGAGTATCTTTGTAATAGTAATAACCGCCGTATCCAATTCCACCGATAAGACCAACCAGTAATATAGTGAAATAAATTTTGATCACGGCTCACCTCTTCGCACTCATGTAGGCAGTCATGCCCATGTACGCACCGACGACACCAGCCATGCCAATGTAAAACAGACCGAACAAATCAGCCAAAGCTTTAATCCGAGAGTCAGGAAAAATAGGAAGGAAAAGAAAAGCACTAAAGACAAGCATGGCAATAATAGATACCCAAGCCATTCTTCTCTGGGCATCAGCTTTTTCTTCTGCTGATTCAGCTTCATGAATAGCCTTGACCTTTGCCAGTTCTTCGTCACTGACAATGCCGTCTCCGTCCACATCATACTCCTCATAGATGCTGTCCTTTTCCAGACCCTTGCGACCTTTAATAGTCATGATCTCCACCTGTTCTCATCATCTCACTCAAGACCTTGGCCCTATCTCCAACCTGCCTAGCCCACCTAGAATCAAGCATCTCGACGCTTGCCTCATCATACCGACCCTCTTCAATGTGAGCCAAGGTGTTCACAAACTTTGAGAGTGAGCCAAGACCCATGTTGAAAGCCATGTCCACAACAACCCGTTGACGCACGTCATCCAGATCAGACCACCAAGGAAAGGCAGCTTCCACTTCATCCTGAAAATCTCTGATGTCGTTTGCCAGCATGAGTTCTATCTCATCATCTGACAGTCCACGGTCTACCAGATTGCGCCCAACACCAATGGTCTCTATGCCTTCTGTGTCGAGATAAACAAACTTACGCACACCTTCGTGTACCTTCAACTGTACTATTAACTTGTCAATATCCACATTACGCTCCTAAGTTACTGGTAACTTCTCCGCATAAAATTTCTGTGACCAGCGTCGATGCCGCCACAGTGGCCTCCATATGTACGGGAAAGCCCAACTCATTTTCATGACAGTCCAGTTCAATAGATTGTAAGGGAACCGCATGGGCCTCATGTAATCTATAAACAGGATTACCCTCAGTTGATCCGTCTCGTTTACAGCATAATGATTGTATGTGTCATCAAATAAAACGACCTTGCCGTTGTCCCAGTGATACTTGTCGCCCTCCACATTGATGTGGCACTTGTCTGGATCAGGGATAATCAACCCCATATGCATACGCAGAACACCAGCCCACGGCCCTTCATGCGGGTTGAGAATCTTCTGTGGACCTAGCACTGACAGGTAAGCAGAGACCACACCTCTGTGCTTGTTGAGAACACTCATGAGTGTAGGGAAATGAGCAGCGTTACGCTTGAAGGTTACACCTGCTCCCTTCAGGAAGAACATGCGCCACCTGTCATCGTTGCTTATGTATGTTTGATCAGGTGATATATCTTGGAAGGGTGCAAAGTCATCGTACCGTTGCATCATGCTTTGTGTCTCTGACAATATGCTGGGATAACTTTCCTCT